TCAGTACCACTGGTGAGTTGTTTCTAAAAAACTGTTCTGCACCAGCAATTATATAACCTTCATGGCTATCACAGTCTAACTTTATAAAGTCAATATCCTCATAGTGATAACTGTCTAGCACAATAGTTTGTACTTGTTGTGAGCTATGAATCTTCACCAATTCTGGTTCTTCTTCTTTTTCGCTTACCCAACCAGAAAATGTACTTTTTCCGTTGTACAAGGTCATCAGTTTGTTTTCATTGCTGAGTGCAAGGTTGTACACTTCTACGTTTGTTATATCTCGTTCTTTGAGATTCTTTTCACAACACACATGTACCAATGGATGAGGTTCAAAGCCAATTACCCGATCAAACATCGACGCCATTAGTACTGTACTATCACCAACCCATGTACCGGCATCAATAGCATTTCTAAACTGTGTGCAATATGTTACTGCCTTTTTAATAGGTTCAATGCAACTAAAGTTCTCAAGACGCATGTAGTCACCAGCTAGTCCGACAGTGTCAACACACCACCAATTTCCATTTTTTTGCATTATTGCATATCCATTAACATAAGGCTTTTATCAATCCATGTCAGAGCGAGATCTTCTTGCTTAAGAATACCAAATTTAGTTATACTTTTCACTGCACTTTCAGGCAATAGATTAGTTTCTTCGGCTAATCTATACAAATCTGTCTTTGCTGGATCCATTGGTTTATGTTCGCTTCTATACACAATTGCATAAAGCCACGGATCGTTTACTGCCTTTTTAAAAAACCCATCTTTGCAATCCCATCCGCATACTGCCAACATGTAAATTAAAAATGGCATAGTATAATGATGTTTTTGATTCATATGCATATTGTATGCAAGTTTACCAAATTTGACATTTGTAGTTTGTGGGACTGCTACTATTAACATGGCATCTTGGTTGGCAACATGCCACCAATTAGCAAGTGCTTCGTATGGGTTTGTTATAAATTGTAAGACATCATAGCACCATAGTACATCAAATTTTCTCTTGTTTTCTTTAAAATTTTGCAGATTTTGTCTTTGAAAAGATATTCCCTGATGTTTAACAATTAGTTTATCTATTTCATTAACACCTATACATTTTATACCAAGTGGTGCACGAGTATCGTCGTTATATTCAGCATTTGCCCACCATTGTAGATCAAGTGCCTCTTTTTGACAACCAAGATCAACCATTGTTCCTACACTTTCCATAAATTCATTCTGTTTATAGAGTTCATCGAGGATATTTGTTACACTATGTTCGTGAGCTAAATGTTCGCTAGTGAATGAGCTGTAATTCATTGATTAACCTATTTGTTTGCTTTTGATGCTCGATACGAGCATTAGTATGTATCTGGTCTACAAGTCTGGCATTACTTTCTAACCTTTGCCAGTGTTCTTGACGCAAGTCTTTACAACCTTTACGTACAAGATTTTGCATTTCTTGAACAACTGCAATCATTCTTGTCCACGGATTTTGTTCATTATCGTAACTGTGATTAATTATGTCATCAAACAAATCAAAACCCACATTTCGAAGTTCCCTTACAAGTCCAGGAACTGCATACCACAATGGAAATTGATGCCAGGCGAATGCTTTATAACTTTTCTCAGTAATAAAAATATTTCTCCATACACCAATGTCGTTTTGATCACTACTCTCAACAACCAACTGTATAGGAGCATTATAAAAAAGCTGATGTTTAGGATTATGTTGTTCTTCATTTACCTCTTTATGATCAACTATGATTGGATAACTATATGGATGAATTGCATCTTTATACTGATTGGCGTCGATTCCTGGAGTAGTGCCTAAGGTCATAATCATATGATATGGCTCAAACTTTTGAAGTAGACGTTTAGCTAACTGGCACCTCATTATACTTGCACGACGCATCAAAACTGTAAAAGTGGCATTCATTGATAAATTTGCCCAGTCAACATTTTGATTCTGTAAGTGCCTATACCAACGAGTGTTGTAAATCATTTTGTCTGTGAGGCATACTGCTGGATAACAGAGTTTTTCAGTATCTTCATATGCAGTGAATATTGCTCCAAAATTTGTACTTGGCAATCCGTAAGTTAATAGTAATTTACGAAAATTTTCAATATCATTGGCACTATGTCCTTCAGATTCTGTGTTCACAATCCACGTATATGTTTTTATATCATCAGTGGTTAATTTTGCCTTATGCAGATCATCAAGTAAAAATTCATCAATATCATTGTCCCTAAGACGCTCCGTAGAAACACCTTTCCATATATCATACCAAAGAAACTTGCCATCAATGCGTATACGACCTTGAGTCATACTTGCACATCTTCCATACCAGCAGTACGCAACCTAACTATGTGTCCTAGTTGCCACTGCTTTGTATCTAAGCCTTTCATGATACCTAAATATTTGTTACGCAGAAGTGCAACTTCGTTAATTATTGTTTCAAAGTCAATAACTTCATCTTCACCATCAACATACTTTTCTGCATCACGACTGCTCAATGCACGAGCATACCCTTCTAAGTACTTTTGAAAATGTTTACGTCTTATTTTACGTAACTTTATGTTTAGAAAATTAAGTACTGCTTCAATTTCTTGTAGTTGATTGAAACGGTGCTCTGTAAGTCCAGGTAATGCTTTTATATTTTTTTCAACAAGTCCGCCAACTCTGCATTCGCTCTTCGCTATTTCTAACTCATGTTCATAATGAGTTATAAAGCTGGGAATCTCTGCAAGATTATTTGTTACTTTGCTATACCACATATACTAGTACTCGTCGTAGTTAAATTCACCGTCTTCGTCGTACTGGTCAAGTAATTCATCACGTTCGTCTTCTTCTAAATCATCTTCTTCATGCTCTCCAAGATAGTCGCCAACTGCTAATTTTATGGCTCCGTCAAACTTAAATGCATCTCTTATTTCTTCAGCACTAAACTGTCCTATCAATGCTTCAACAACATGATTTGCAGCTTCTTTTACATCTCCTGTATCGTGCATAAACTGACGTGTTTCTTTCCAAACCAATGCGGCTATTTCTAATGACAATTCTGTCTCCTGTTTTATTGTGTGGTGTACTTATAATATACTTGTTAATTCTTTATACGTGTGTTTATAATCTTGTTTTCTTATTTTATCTGTTATACTTAAATAATCAATCATGTTTGCAGTATCTGTTGATATTGTTGTGTTGTTCATTAGACTTACAATTGGTTCAATTACTTTAATAAATTTGTCATCATCTATATTCAATAACTTATTTGTTATATATTTTTTTTGTTCTTTGCTAAACAAACCAATGTTCAACTGTTTTGGATTTATGATTGGATTAAAACTAATAGGAAGATTATAATCCTTACACCACTTATACAACTCGTATGTATCTAAAATGTTCAATGTACTAATTGTACTAAACACATTTAGTGTCAAATTAGTACCAGTGGTATTTTTATATCTTGTAATTGTATCAGTTACTTTTTCCCAACTTTCTCCGTATCTCTCATATTCAAACTTATCACCTGTGTTATCAATACTAAAACTTAGTTCAACTTGTTTAAAATGTTTCCACAGTTGTATAAGTTTTGTTGCATATTGTGTACCATTTGTATTATAGTGTATTGTTATTGATTTGCTTTTTTGTTTATCTATAAAGTATTGTAACATGGTTCCGTGGGTTTTGTCAAGTAATGGTTCGCCGCCTGAAAACGTTAAGTATAACAAATCACTACCAATTTCTTCAAGATCTCTCCAAACTTTTGAACCGCTGATGTCAGTCCACTCATTCTTAATGAGTGATCTTGATGACCACCGCGGATAGGATTTTTTATTTTGAGAGACTTCATTTGCCCACTTGCTACTAAAGGCAGGTTCACATATTCGACAACTTAGATTACATGTTTTGTTAATTTTTATATCTAAACTCATCAAGTTATTACTTCTAGTATCATTATAATCTATATCAAAAATCTTATCTCTATACACATAAGCATCATTTAGTCTCTTACTCATTACATTGTTCTTTTCGTTATGCCAACAGTTAGTACAACCCTTAGGTTTGTTGCCATCTAAGAACTCTTGCCTAAGTTCAGTATAATCTATTTCCTTTACTGATACCGTTTTAACATTTGGAAATTCATCTGGTTTATAAACACAACAAGGCGATATATTCCCCTGTTGCCCAATTTCTAAGTTTATCCACGGAGTAATACATATTGACTCTGGAATACTAAAGTTCGTAGGATCAAGCACAGTGTCATTGCCATACTTTTCAATATGCACAAAACAATCATCAATGTCAAGGTGTTTTAATATACGGTTTAGATAATTATAAAACGGTTTAGTATCAATAGTAGGCACTGAATCCACAAACACTATGCGTTGATTTGGTTCATAGTATTTGCGTTTTTGTTTTACAAGTTCGCGGTACAATTGATTTACAGGTTGTTCAAGAAAATATTTTACTTTTTGTATATATAAAATATCATACTGTGCTAACTTGTCATTCAGTTGGTTGCTCATGCAATTCTTCTACTACTATTTCTTCTTCAGGAATACTTAGTACTTCTTCAATTTTATTGAAGTCTAGCATTACCTTGTCTAAACAACCATCTTCGTTACGTTCCCAAGCCTTACGGAACTGTAGTATTTCTTCTTTGTCGCTAGTTAGGAAACGTAATCTGTTGCCTTGCTTTGTCAACAATCCAGTTGCTTCTGCTAGATCAACCAATCCACTGTATGGATTCATTCCTGTTTCATACGGAATCTTAACCTGTACTGATTCAAATGGTTTTGCATATCTGGTTTTCATAACCTTACAAGCGGCACGTATACCTTTTACCTGTGATATCTTGTTGCCATCTTCGTCTTCTTTAAGTTTAAGTTTACGCATTGCAACAACAATACTTGATGCATAGATAAAGCCTTGTCCGCCTGATATCTTATCATCTGGATCAAACATATCTTGTGATGCATACGTATGATTTGTACATACCATTCCAACGTTGTAACTACCAAACATGTTTACTGTGTTTCTAACAAGTGCAGTTAATGCTTTAGGCTTTCTACCTAAGTCACCTTTCATATCACCTGATTCAAACTGGTTAACATCTG